AAATCTAAAATTGCCGGGTGGTAGACCCCACACTCAAGGCATGACAGGGCGGCTTTAAAATCTTTCCACTGTTGCTTAAAATTATCATCCGTTTTTTTGGTAGCAGCTTTTACTTTTTGCGTATTGTTGGCATAATATTTTTTGGAATACTCCTGTTGTTTTTCTTTTCTTTTAATTGGGTCTTTATACGGCATGTTGACATTCTACACAGATCGTGTATATTGCAGTTACCCCGAGACTCATCGGCGTATCAAACAGGCTCGGCTGACCTCATGCAGATTGATACGCTACAACGCATGGAGAATTAAACATGGCAAATAGCACATTTAGCGGCCCAGTAAGATCGCAAAACGGTTTTGAGACTGTTTCAATCAACTCAACCACTGGCGCAGTTACCACCACATCTACTCTTGGTGTTACCACCAGCGTAACCAATTTAACAGCCACAAATCTGGTTTTTACCGAACAGAATCACCCAGCAACTGCGGCTATTAACGCAACAGCTACAGCCAGCGCAGCGGAAGTTGCTACAGGCTACATCACTTCTACCTCAGCCGCAGCTACTACCATCACTTTGCCTACAGGCACTTTGCTTGGCGCGGCTTTAGGCGCAACTCGCGGTACTGTATTGGATTTGTATGTTGACAACACCCTTGGCGCATCAACTGTGACTATTGCTGTTGCCACTAACGGCATATTGTCTGCCGCCGCCGCTGCTGGCTCTGGCGCGGGCGCGGGTCTATTGACCGTACCTTCTGGTGTAACAGGTATTGGCTGCTTCCGTATCGTGTTTGCCAGCGCAACTGCATACGTATTTAGCCGCATTGCTTAATTGATCTAAGGGGCTTTGGCCCCTTTTTAAAGGAGATTAATTATGATGCAGACAGACGTTAAATCCGCGCATGTAGAAGCTACAGGTACAGTGGTATCTGGTCGCAATCGCCTCAAGGCATATCATTGCATTTCTGGCGGAACAGCAGGGGATGTTATTTTCCGTGACGGAGGTGCTTCTGGCACAATTCGCCTGCAATTTAATATTGGTACAGGCACGCAACCCGTTGTATTGCACATTCCCGGCGAAGGCATTTTGTTTACAACAGACATCCATGTAACCCTGCCCGCTACGGCAAAAGTGACGTCATTTTATGGCTAAGTCAGCAGCATGGACGCGCAAAGAAGGGAAGAATCCGAAAGGCGGGCTGAACGCCAAAGGACGGGCCTCCTACAACGCAGCGAATCCCGGGAAGCCGGGGTTGAAGGCTCCACAGCCCCAAGGCGGCAGCAGGCGAGACTCTTTCTGCGCCCGTATGAAAGGGATGAAAGCGAAATTGACGAGCGCAGAAACCGCAAGGGATCCAGATTCGAGGATTAACAAGAGCCTTCGGGCTTGGAACTGCGCTGATGGTGGGTACGTAACGCAAGCCGATGGTTGTGCGACCAAAGGCAAAACGAAGGGTAGATTCGTATGACCGAACAAACAGACAACGTAAAAAACGTATTGGACGTCGTAGCAGTATTTACCACGCTCGGTACATTTTTGAACTTACTCACCCCCATATTTGGTTTAATTGGTGCAGTAGTAGGTGTCATGCGTATCTACGAAATGGCTACAGGTAAAGAATTTTCCACGTTATTCCGTAAAAAGAAAGACGACGATGCCAGCAACGAGTGAAAAACAAAAGAAATTCATGGATGCTGTGGCGCATAACCCAGCATTTGCGAAGAAGGCTGGAGTCCCACAGTCCGTAGGCAAAGATTTCAGCGAGGCCAGCAAAGGCATGAAGTTTGGTAAAGATAGATCAGTTGCAACTCGCGCTGACCGACAAGCAATCAACAACCCTAAAACCAATCAAGGTAAACAGGAATTTTTTAAGAAAGGCGGTAACGCTATGGCAACGAAAATGAACCCCAAGATGATGGCTTTTGAAAAGTCTGGTAAAGATGTCGAGAAGAAGGGCGTAAAAGAAGGCTCTAAAAAAGACATGGCTTTAGACAAAAAGCAAATGATGATGAAAAAAGGTGGCGCTGCTAAGAAGATGGCTTCTGGCGGCTCGGCTTCTGCTCGTGCCGATGGCGTTGCTGTTAAAGGCAAAACTAAGGGCAAAATGCTCGCCAAGGGCGGTAAAGCCTGCTAAGGAGTAATTATGGCAACCAGCACTAGAGCAGGAACAATGGATGCGTACAAACCGCGTCGCCCCGGCACTACGTATGAGGACTCTATGACTTCTGAGGACATCAAAAAAATGGACGCCCAGAAGGAAGAAGCCAATATACAGAGAAAAACCGAAGCTGCATACAAAATCAAAAACATGGCCTCTGGTGGTTCAGCCTCCAGCCGTGCTGATGGTTGCTGTACCAAGGGTAAAACTCGCGGGAAGATGGTGTAATCATGGCAACTAGACCAAGGCGCGGGGATGATTTAACACCGCTTGAGGGCGGTGCTACTGGCGGCGGTGCTGGTGGCGCAAGTGTCAGAGGTACAAAGTGGAGCAACATGCCTTCTCTTAGGGGCAATGCCAACATTGTTGATGACATCAGAAAGCTCACCAAAGATACGTCTCATCTAAAGGGCGGCGCAAAAAGGTCTACTGATTTGGCTGAAGATCGCGCGGCTCAACGCATGGCAATTCGAGCCGCAGGTGCAGCAGGTGCGGGTGCAGCAGCTAAGGCCTTGACCAGCGAAGACAAACCCAAAAAAGCCGCAGCTAAGTCCGAGGACTACGAAGATTTGACTGGAGATGTTTCTGTAGACCCTTCAAATCCTACCGGCGTTGCTGGAAAGGGTATGAAAAAAGGCGGCATGACTGCTTCTTCTCGCGCTGATGGCTGTTGTACCAAGGGTAAGACCAAAGGACGGTTTGTATGATGGCCTCTCGCGGTATGGGCAATATTAATCCGTCAAAAATGCCAAAGAAGAAGGAGATCACCCGTAAGGATGATCCAAATAAAGTCGCCATGTATAAAGAAGGCGGTCAGTTAAAAGAAGTACCCGAAGATAACACTGGACTTTCAAAGTTACCCACAGAAGTTCGTAACAAAATGGGTTACATGAAAGAAGGCGGCAAAACAAAATCTAAGGTAAATGAGGCGGGTAATTACACCAAGCCAGAGTTACGCAAACGTATCTTCAACAGCGTCAAAGCTGCGGCAATCGTAGGTACGGGTGCAGGGCAATGGTCAGCCCGTAAAAGTCAGGTGTTAGCCAAGCGTTACAAAGCTGCTGGTGGTGGGTATCGTGACTAAATGGTCTGACAAGCGCAAAGCGTCTATTAATTGTGATAACCCAAAAGGTTTTTCAGAAAAGGCACATTGCGCGAGTGTGAAGAAAGCTGGTGGTGGGTTAGCTAAACCGCAACAATCTCTCAAAGATTGGGGCGACCAAAAATGGAGAACCAAAAGTGGTAAAAAATCTTCTGACACAGGTGAAAGATACCTTCCTGAAGCTGCAATTAAAAGCCTTAGCCCTGCTGAGTACGCTGCAACAACGCGTGCAAAACGTGCTGGCAAAGCTAAAGGCAAACAATTTGTAAAACAACCACCCAAGGTGGCAAAGAAAACAGCGGGATTTAGATGACTCTTACTTTTATCCAAAAACAAATTGAAATGTCTGAGCGCATGTTTGAACTCATGCACCGGGATCATAAGCAGCGCATGGAGCAAATTGTGATGTGGGCTGATATGAACGACGGCCTTATGCGTAAGCTAGAAGAACGGGACAAAGAAATTCAACGTCTGCAAGGTCTTTTAAAAGCGCATGAAACTGCGGAGAAAATATAATGGTTAAGAATTTTATTCAAAAAGCAATCAAGAAGCCCGGCGCATTGCGTGCGTCTCTTGGTATCAAAGGCGATAAACCTATTCCCGCTAAGAAGCTAGCCGCAGCCGCTAAAGCCCCCGGCAAGATGGGCCAACGCGCACGATTGGCGCAGACTTTAAAGAAAATGAAGTGACATGGCACAGACTTCCGGCAACTCATCATTTAACCTCGATTTAACAGAATTAGTTGAGGAGGCGTTTGAACGCGCCGGTGGTGAGCTTCGCACGGGATATGACTTGCGTACAGCCAGACGCAGTCTGAACATCATGTTTGCTGACTGGGCAAACCGTGGCATCAACCTGTGGACTATTGAGACTGGCACAATTGACTTTGTGCAAGGTCAGAACACATACGCCCTGCCTGACGACACCATTGACTTGCTTGAGCATGTGATCCGTACAGGCGCTAACGTATCGGCAACTCAGGCTGACTTGACTATCACAAGGATTAGCGTCTCCACCTACGCTACGATCCCCAACAAGATTCAACAAGCCAGACCCATTCAGGTTTGGATTCAACGATACAACGGGCAGACTTCGCCAACAGGGATAACCCTAAATGGCGCAATTACAGCCGCCTCTACCCAAATTACACTAAACACTGCGGTTGGCTTACCCGCCGCTGGGTTTGTAAAGATTGACAACGAGATCATCAATTACAGCTATATTTCAGGGAATACCCTGTATAACTGTTTCCGCGCCCAACAAAACACGACTGCCGCAAGCCACGCATCTGGCACTGCCGTGTACTGGCAGCAAGTTCCCGCGATCACCGTTTGGCCTACCCCAGACAATGCACAGCAATACCAATTTGTGTATTGGCGCTTGCGACGTACCCAAGACGCTGGCGGCGGTGTCAACATAATGGACGTACCTTTTAGGTTTCTGCCTTGTATGGCAGCGGGCCTGTCGTACTACATTGCTGGAAAAATTCCAAATGGCGCGGAACGCATTCCGTTCCTCAAGACGCAATATGACGAAGCTTGGGAACTAGCAGCATATGAAGATCATGAGAAAGCGGCCTTGAGACTTGTACCCCGTCAAACCTACATTGGGAGGTAGCGGTGAGTAATCGTTTCGCCTCCGGCAAGAATGCAATTGCTGAGTGTGATCGGTGCGGACAACGGTTTAAACTGAAGGTTCTGAAGACCGAGATCATTAAGACAAAGCAATATAACTTGTTGGTTTGTCCTCCGTGTTGGGATCCAGATCACCCTCAGTTGCAGTTGGGGATGTATCCTGTGGATGACCCACAGGCTTTAAGAAATCCTCGTCCAGACCGCAGTTATGTGCTTTCAGGTACAAACGGGTTGCAGCTTGACCCAACCGGCACTGGGATTGATGGGGCGGGAACAAATGAAGGTGGTAGTCGAATCTTCCAGTGGGGTTGGTATCCTGTTGGTGGCGCTTCAAGTTTTGACGCTGAGTTAACACCAAATAACTTGGTTTTAGTCATAGAACTTGGTACAGTTACGGTAATAACGACATAAGGAGTCGATCATGGACAAAAAAGATTTAGCACAAGACAAAAAGATGATTGCAGGCGCAGTGCATAAGCATGAGAAAAAGCTGCACCCCGGCAAGCCTATGACAAAGTTAGCCAAAGGCGGCGTTTCAAAAATGCACAAAGGTGGAAAAACCAATGATGACATGATGAAAATGGGACGTGGTATGGCTAAAGTAGCCAACCAAAAAACCGGCATGAAAGGTTAATCATGGCTAAATTCAGCGACAAGCGAATGGGTAAAGAAGTGGGCAATGCTATGGTGTATGCGCAACCACACACCATGAAAGGCAAAGCTGTTGGCATTGAACCCAATCCCGGCAAACTGCCAAATCACAGCGAATCCAAAACGGTCAACATGAGCGTTGGCAACATCAGTAAATTTGCTGGTAATCAACCTGTCAAAACTGATGGCATCAAAATGCGCGGCACAGGCGCGGCTACCAAAGGCTTGATGTGTAGAGGCCCAATGGCATGAACTATTCTCAGTTGTCAGCCGCTATTCAGTCGTATACAGAGAATACGTTTCCCGAGACGTATCTGTATAGCAACGCTACTGTGTCTCCACAGACACAGATCAATACGTTCATCCAACAGGCTGAACAGCGGATTTACAACTCAGTTCAGTTCCCATCCCTTCGGCGTAACGTCACTGGTTTCACAACCACAAACAACAAGTACTTGGCCTGCCCCGCTGATTTTTTAGCTACATATTCAATGGCGGTTGTTGCCGCAGATGGTAGCTACGAGTACTTGTTGAACAAAGATGTGAATTTCATCCGTCAAGCGTACCCACAGCCAACAGATACAGCCATCCCAAAGTATTACGCATTGTTTGGCCCTTCATATTCAAACAGCACAGAACTTTCATTTATTCTTGGCCCAACACCCAATGCTACTTACACAATGGAGTTGCACTACTTTTTTTATCCAGAGTCAATTACTACGTCCAATACATCTTGGTTGGGAGATAACTTTGATTCTGTGCTTCTGTATGGATCATTGGTTGAAGCCGCGACATTTATGAAAGCCGAAGCTGACATGGTGGCTTTATATAATGGAAAATACATGGAAGCCCTTGCATTGGCCAAACGTCTTGGTGATGGATTGGAACGTTCGGATAGTTATAGATCAGGCCAATTCAGATTACCCCCTTTGCCACAAAACAACGGTGTTGCATGATGACTAAATACACGCGTCAAGAAGCAAAAGCACGGGGATTGCCCACTTGCTATGGAAGCGCATGTAAAAAACACCCCGAACTTGAGGGTCTTAGAAGAGTTTCTGGCGCTTGTTTTGAATGCGCAAAAATCAATTTGCTCCGTAGTCGGCATTCAAACTCAGAACGCACAAAAGCGCAAGCACAAAAGGATGCGAAAAAAGCACGCCAAAAACCAGAACTTGTTGAGAAAAAACGAGCAAAAGACGCAGAATACAGAAAAAACAACAAAGAGAAATTTCTTGCCGGTATTGCTGAATGGAGCAAAAGAAACCCCGAAAAAGTTAAACAGTACGCCAAAAAAACAAAACTGAAAAATCGTGGTCGCGTTAACGCCGACACTGTCGCAAGACGTTTGGCAAAAATAAAACGTACTCCGGCATGGTTAACAAAAGACGACTACTGGATGATTCAACAAGCGTATGAGTTAGCTGCGTCACGCACAAAGCTGTTTGGTTTCTCTTGGCATGTTGACCACATTCTCCCGTTGCAAGGTAAGACTGTTTCT